TTGATGAGCTTCAGTTATGGAATTGTTTCAGCTATTATCCTGCTGTTCATTCTTGGGATATTTTAGAGGCACAGGCTGGTAAATACATAGGAAAAGACAAGAAATGGCACCATGGTAAATACTTATTTACGGTTGACTTTGCCCACCCTGAAAGTAATATATTAGATACGGATCATTCAGAGATACCGCACGAGCACAAATGTGCACATATCATAGCTCTTGATGACGGGAACTATGCAGCACAACCTAACAATAGATGTATTTGGGATATCCCATCATTTACTGTTAAAAACAATGTGCCTGATTGGAAAGTGCAAACATCTGAGTGGAACGTAGAGAACACAAGTCAATGGAAAACAGAAGATACTGACAAGTTCTTCTATGAAATTGAGGAGAAGAAACATGATTGATAAATGTAAAAACGTTTGTTGCAGAGCCTGGAATTGGATTAAAGGTTTATGGAACAAATGGGTCAATTGGATCTTTAAAGGTTTCTACAAGTAATTTATGGCCCTAAAAATTTCGGAATCAGCAGCTGTGCAAATGCCTATGAAGACGGTTGCCAGTCTGATCGCGATTATCGCAATCGGGACATGGGCTTACTTTGGCATTCATGAAAAATTAAATCAACACTCTACAAAGATAGAGTTGATGCAAAAAGACTTAGACCAAAACTCAGAGTTTAGAATTAAGTATCCAAGAGGTGAGTTAGGTCAATCAGCTGGAGAGGCAGAGCTTTTTATGATTGTAGAACACGTTAGTGGTTTATTAGAGGACGTAGAAGCAGAACTTAAAAGTATGAGAAACAATGCAGTTAATATAGAATTTTTAAAGAAAAGAACTGAGAAATTAACTGAAGATGTAGAAAAACTAATTAGAAACGGAAGTGGAAAACACCAGTGAAGAAAAAAATTAAATTATCAAAATTTGAATGGGTTAAAAAAAACATAGTTATTGTTCCTGTGGTAGCAGCAATACTAGCTGGAACATTTACATCTGTCAGATATGTTATTAATCTTACAGATACCATAGAAGCAAACAAACAAGTTTTAATAAATCTACAAAGAGATTTAGAAGTAGCAAAAGAAAAATTAACAGATACAGCTACAAGACTTTCAGCAGCAGAAGCAACATGGGAGATGGCTGAAAATTTATATAGACAATTAGCGGATCAAGTAAGGGAGCATGCATATGATATCAAAGATCTTAACAGGTAATATTTTTTGGATTGTTTTCTTTTTGTTTGTAGTTACATCAGTGCAAGCTAAAAATGAATATTTAAATGATGGTACAAACACTTGTGATCAAGGTAGCTGGGAAGCGTATACAGAAGTAAGACAACACGAATATAAAACAGGAACCAGTGCTGAATCACAAAATCAAGTATTGGGTTGGAGATTTAGAAAATCTATTGGTGATGTATGTGATGAAGAGTTTGTAAAAGATCAAAGAAAAAAACAAAAATTAAAAATACAATTAGAGTTAGTAAAAGAATGTAAGAGAGTACCTAAAATTAGTCCGCCACCCGTAGAATTTGCAGAGTTAATTAATATGTGTACAAAACTAGGGGTTATGTCTACAGAATCTTTTAATGGTAGAGACTTTGACCCAAAAGTAAGCTACTGGACAGTATTGAAAGAACAATATATGAAGGAGAATCCAGATATAATAACGTTGGATAATTATAAAAAATGATAGAAACTGTATTCGCACTTATATTAACTTTAAACGGAAAAATGATAGAACATGTATACAAACCAAGCCTCAGCGATTGTTTGAAATCAAAGCGTATCGCCCAGAACGAGGTAAACCCAGAAAGAGTAGTATTTACTTGTAAAAAAGTAAAAGCTAAAGTTGAAATATACATGGATCGTAAGAAAATTTTAAGTATACTATAATAATGAAACTTACAGCAAATATAACTCTTGATGAGTTAACTAAGTCTCAGATCGCGGAGAGAAAAGGTATAAACAATAACCCTAATCCTCAGCAGATAGAGAACTTAAAAGCATTAGCGGTTAACATACTACAGCCAGTGCGATCCCATTTTGATAGACCACTAATTATATCTAGCGGCTTCCGTTGTGCCCAGCTTTGCACAGAGATAGGTAGCAAAATTACCAGTCAACATGTAGCAGACGATGGTGCAGCTGCAGCAGACTTTGAGATACCTGGTGTAGATAACAGAGAGTTAGCATTGTGGATAAAAAACGAACTAGAATTTGACCAGCTCATCCTAGAATTTTACCGTGATAACGAACCGACTTCGGGCTGGATACATTGTTCATATTCATCTAACGCAAACAGACAACAATCGTTGCGTGCTTTCAGAGAAGATGGTAAGGTGAAATATAAACCATGGTTAGAATAGGACAATTAGAAACACAAATAGTAACAGGCAACTGTCCAGAATGTAGAACAGATACATTACTGGTTAGTTTTGATCCTGGTATCTATAGATGCGTAAACTGTGGACATGATTTAGAACAGAAAGTAAATGGCGTAATTAAATATGTCATTGCAGATAAAGAAACAGGTTTTAAGCTCAGACACTTAGACGAAACTAAAGATGGCTAAAAAGAAGCCACTCTTTGGCGTAAATACCTACATTAAAAAAACTCCCAAGAAAAGGCCCGGAAAACATGCGAAGAGTTATGGCAAACGTATACCTAAGCGTAAGCCCTACAGAGGCCAGGGCCGTTAGTGTTCTGGAGCATTATTATTTTTCTATTCTGGGTTGATATTATTTTATTTTTAATACTTGCAATTGGTTCATTCCTAGTGTATGTAGGATAAAAGAAAGAAATATATGAGATATAAATATAAAATAACAGAAGGCGATCAAACTACAGAAAAAGAGGCGATGAGTCTTAAAAAGATGATGAAAGGACTAGATCCCAAGAAAACTTTTATAGTGGAATATACTAACAAAAAAGGTAATAGTCAGAAAAAGATTATTACAAATGGAAAACATAGTGACTATAACTTTACTGACTCTGACACTTCTCGGTAATATCGAGATGACAACACTCGAAATACCTAACACAAGAGAGCGTTACGATGATCTTAATTGGAAAAAATCTAATTCACTAGTGTGTAGTAGTTGGTATCACACTAACGTCGCTGTTGAAAAAAATAGAAAGTACAAACCTTTTACAAAACAAAATATTTATACCCACAAGTACAAAGGTAAAACTGTTGTTGGTTACATCTGTGGAGGACACGAGCCAGAATAAACGAACCTATCTCAACGAGGGATACGGAGATAGGTTATAAGGTGAGAAAAGATGACTTATTCTTGCCACATTTATGACACAATGTCAAGTCTGATTAGATTCCTTGCAGATAAAAGATACAGTGATTTTATCTCTGTTGACTATTACAGGTCCTATTCCTGTCATTAAATCCTTAACTTCTTTTAAACCATCTTGGGCACAATCATACCAATTATTATATACAACCTTATGGCGAAGCTCTGGTAAGCAATCACCGTAAGCGGCAGCACAAACTTTTATTATCATAATGTATTTAATCATTGACATCCTTTTAGGATTATCCTATAAATGTGTGAAAGGAGAATATATGACAGACACTACAAAATACAGAAACACCTCTCTTAAAAATGAGGTATATACTGCAGGCCATTTGTTGGCAAGAGAAATGACCCCAGGACTTGCATTATCAATGTCACAGACAATCGAACTATTAATCATGGAAAAAATAAAAAAGTTAGGTTTAGAATCTAAACTATCTTCGTACACAAAACCGAGTCGAAGACAAACAAAAAGAAAGAAAAAGAAAAATGGCAAAGCATAGGCAACCATTTGCAAACAACGACGTTATTAGATTAAATGAGTTTACCAAAAGTTCAGAGCAAAGGCTTTGGATTGCAGTTCTAGCTAAGGCTTTTGATGATGCCTTCTATTCAGCAGATGAAGGGGCAGCGTTAGAGGCTTTACGTTGGATTAAACACGGTAGAGATTTTAATATGGTTTGCAGAATGGCGGGGAGAGAAGGCACATACGTTAAAGAAAGAATGTTAAATAAAGTTATTGAAAGAGAGGCAGCGATAATTAACAATCATGTTAAAATTAAAGAGGCCACTAATAATATTTTAATTCTTAAAAACGAAGCTGCTAAAGCAAACGTAAGAAAACAAAACAGAAGGGACTATAGTTATTTACCAAAGTATTCACATACGTATGTCGACAGGTAGACGTGTATGTCCAGAATGTAAAGGTAATGGTTTTTTGAAAACATCGATCGGCAAAATAGTACAGTGTTTAAATTGTTGGTCAGAAGGAGAAATTGATGAAAAAATTTGGGCTAGGGATTATGATCCTATTATTCCTGATGAGTTGCAGTCAATCAAAGAAGATTGATAAGGTTACGTGGGATCCTTTGAAGGCAGTAATTAGAATAACTTTTGGACAAGTTAAATGAAGAAAAAAGTTAGTATAAGTTATATAGCAGGTTTATTTGATGGTGAAGGCTGTATTACTACCAGTAAGATTATGAAATACAATCCAATCATGGATAAAAGATATCCCTGCACTGCTATCAGAATGGAACTGTCTAACACAGATTTTGGATTAGTTAATTTATGTAAGGCTTATTTTAAAGAGGGTCATGTCTGTGATATTGCACCAAGAAAGAAAGGATACAAACCACAAAAGAGATGGCAGCTAACACACAGACAAGTGCACAGAGTTTTAAAAAAATTGTTGCCGTATTTACGTAATAAAGATAAAATTAAAAAAGCTAAACTTGTAATGAAATATTATGAAGCATAAAAGCATGTCACAAATGAATAAAGAAAGAAAACAAAAGAGTGTCTTTAAAGATAAGACTATCAGTAACGAGTATAAAAGAGGTGGTGCATACAAAGCAATGTTGGATATGTTTGCTGATCATCTAAGTGATCAAGAGTATGCAGAGCACTGTAGAAAGTTTTTCAAAGGAGATAAAACATGAGAGAACCAACACCTAGAGAAGAAGCTATCGCTAAAAAATTAGCAGAACCATTACACAAATATGCAATAACTAATGGTATTTTTAAAAATAAAAATATTAAGTTGGGTAAGATGGGCGGAAGTTTTACGATACATTTAAGTATGTTAGAGGCACTTAGAATGGCCTACGTATTAAAATATAAAAATAAACCTACTAAAAAATTATTATCTATGTTTGAAGAGATGCTCGAGTATATTAACTATCGTTACCCTGTGGAGGATGAATATGAAAAAGAAAAGGAATAAACCGTATAAAACATTACAAGTTAAAACAACAGCTAATAGATATATTACTTTGTATCCTAATTTTAAAGGCTATAAAAGAAATGGATATGGACCCATAGATACTAAAAAGTATCGTTATAACGATTTGATGCCACATCTTTTAAAAAAAATTTGGTTTGATGGAGATATCGTCGATGAGTTTGACGATCATTGGTACAAGATAAAAGGAAGATATAATGAAAACAATACCTGATGCAATAGATGATATTAAATATTTTTGGAAAAAAACCAAAGATGTTTACTTTAGATTCTTTGAACACTATGGAAGTAAGATGAACGTCTATGGCTGGAATAAGCGATGGAAAAACAGAGACATAGGAACAGGTTACAATAGACAGGAGGATAAATGAAAAAAGAAAAACAATACCCAAAAGATACAAGAACAGAGATACCAGTAACAACTCACAACTGGGGACCTTGTCTTATTAGAATGCAAGTTGATGAAGGTTTAAGAATGATACTAATAGACGAGTGGAAAAAGAATAGAAAAAACAAAAAATTAGACTATAGAAAAAATTTAGCAGGGCAACTGGACCACGAAACAGGGTATACTGTGGAGTCTAGAAGAAGAATATTGCCTTATCTTGGTAAATATTTTCAAATATATGATCAAGGACAGGCTAGGTTTTTTCAAAGAGAACCACAAAAACCAGACTACGTTTTGTCAGCTCTTTGGATTAATCATCAAAAGAAACACGAGTTTAACCCACCGCATGATCATGATGGTATGTTATCTTTTGTTATTTACTTACAAGTTCCAGAGATGTTGAGAATAGAAAATGAAACAGGACAGAAGTTTTCTAAGAGCTGTGGTCCTGGTGGTATACAATTTATTTATGGTGATGGTATGAGAGACGCTGTAAATTATGTATCTCATTTTCCAAAAGAGTTGGATATGTTTATATTTCCTGCATGGTTAAAACATTGGGTAAGTCCTTTTAAATCCGACTGCACACGAATTAGTGTATCAGGTAATGTATACGATATAACGGTCTCAAAACAAATTGTAGGAGCTGAGAGAGTTGAGGTAAAACGTTGAAGATAATAGAGAATTGTATACCAAAAAACAAACAACAGAAGATTATTGACGAGATGTTAAAAGATAATTTTCCTTGGTTCTATCAATCTGACATTACGGATAAAACTAAAAACAATCAAGGTAGACCTGGATTATGTCACAGCTTTGTCGATAAAGGTAAGGTTGTAAGTCCGTTTGTAAATGTGGTTGTGCCTATACTAGAACCGTATACGAGAAAGCCAGTTTATCAAGCAAGAACGTTTTTACAGTTTCCGTTAAACTTAGAGCTATATGGTAAAGACCATGATACAGCACACGTTGATCTACCGGATCCACACACTGTTTATTTGTATTATGTTGTTGATTCGGATGGAGATACTTTGTTTTTTAAAGATAAAAAGATAGTAAAAAGAGTTACGCCAAAACAAGGAACGTTGGTTATATTTGATGGTGAAACATATCACTCTGCCGAACAACCAAAGAAACATGTTCGTTGCGTTGTGAACTTTGATATAGAAAAACATGAGTATTAAATTATGAGACCTAGTGTATTTGTTGCAATGCCCTGTTATGACACGATGAAAGTGGAAACCTGTTTGTCATTGTTAAATTTATTTAACACGTTTACTATGCACAACATACCAGCTGAGTTTAGAACGGCTAAAAGCCCTTACATCAGTCATTGTCGTAATCTATTGACTGCTGGGTTTTTGCATTCGAAAAAAGAATTTTTATTATTTGTTGATGCTGACATGCAGTTTGGTGCGGACTCTGTGTTTAGAATGTTAGCCGGTAACTATGATATATGCTGCACTCCGTATAGATTAAAAGATGCAACTATGAAAGAGTCTTACCCCGTGTCGTTTGAAAATTATGATAAGATAGATGTGTCTCCGAAAGGCTTTGTTGAAATAACTGCAGGACCAACGGGACTGATGATGATTAAACGTAATGTGTTTGATAAACTTAAAAAAGATAATCCTGACCTACAGATTAAGTTTCCTGAAGAGAAGAGAAAGAATATTAACGCAGAGATCATGGGGGCCGAAAACACTAGCGAGAACCCGTCTGAAGATTGTTTATGGAACTTCTTTGATACATCGTTTGATGATCATTTATTCAAGGGCGAGGACATTGCTTTTTGTGAATTAGCTCGTAAGTCTAAATTTAAGATACATGCGAACATAGACTCAACGACCATTCATCATGGACCATATGGCTATAAAGGTAAGTTTAGAGATGCTTTGGAGAAAGCTAAATGAATATTAAAAAAATGATAGTAAGACTTAGAATGTGGTACGCGGATGTCCGTGGACATCATGGTAAGCGTTGGAACTATGAACCTGGAGATTGGTACATGGGCCGACATAAAAGGAAACATGGTAAAAGAAATTAACAGTTGGAGCACCGACAATTCATACGGTCTTAGCCGAGGCCGGGAAAACTATTGCACGTCGTCGGAACGCTCCTCTCACAATTATCAGACGTGTAATGGAACGGCTATTGTCACCAAAGCAAGTCATGGAGGTCCTCACAGCCTCCATGATTAAAAAGAATGACAAATACACATATGTTCAAGGCACACGGTTCATGGACCACGGTGCACGGAACTATGATGTTGCAGGGTACAGACTGCCATCAGTAACAACAATACTAGGGAGGACAAAGGATGAGACTTATCTTAGACAGTGGATCGCTAAAAAGGGAAAAGAAGAGGCAGAAAGAATTAAAACTCAGTCAGCAACGAGAGGCACAAGTATGCACAAATACCTCGAAAATTATGTCCTGGGTAAGGGTTATGAAGACCTTACTGAATTGGGGCAACTTACGAAACATATGGCACAGAAGGTCATAGAGGTGGGTCTAGCACCCGTTTCAGAATATTTTGGCTCGGAGGTCACGCTTTACTATCCGGGCCTCTATGCGGGCTCTACAGACCTTGTTGGGATACACAATGGTAAAGAAACTGTGATGGACTTCAAACAAGCCAACAGACCAAAGAGGGAGGAATGGATAGGAGACTATAAACTGCAGGCTGCTGCATATGCTATGGCACATGATCAAGTTCACGGCTCTGCTATTGAACAATGTGTGATTATGGTATGTACTCCTGACCTATATTACCAAGAATTTAAGATTGACGGGCTTAATTTACGTAAAGCAAAATACGCTTTCTTAAAAAGACTAGATGAATACCACGAATTAACTAAAGATGAAAAGGAGGTAGCAAATGGCACGTGAAAACATATACCAAGCTTTGATCAAAAGATATGAAGCTGAGATTTCTGATGCCCACACCAAGATAGCGATGATGGTTCAAGGTGCAAGTATAATACCTGAACACATTGATATCACTGGTGAGATTGATAAACTGCTGGCTAAAGTAGAAGCTGCAGAGTCAAAGATGGCAATATTGAAGCGTAATTATGGCACAAATTAGGCAGAGATACAGACACTATAGTAATTATTTTCATAAATTTTTTTCAAATAAAAAAAAATTTAACGATGTAAAATGTCCATAATGTCAAAAAAGCTATATTTGACAACAAAATATTCGATTATAGTGGACATTTTAGGGGCCAAACTAGACATTTTATGGTAAATATTACTATACAAACGGACATTTTACATCCAAAAAGGACATTTTATGAAACGTAAAAAGAGATACAAACATGCAACCATAGGCAAAAAGAAGTATTACTTCTATAAAATTGTCTGGCTAGATCCGTGCGGGGATGCGGGTCATGCTGATATAGACGAGATGAAGAAGTTAAAACCTGCTACAATGGTTTCACAGGCCTACATTTTTGCTAAAGATAAAAAGTATGTCTGGACGTTTTGTTCTTACGATACAGACTCCGCTGTGTTCTCTGATCGTAACTGTTTCCCAAGAAGTATAATACAAAAGATGGAGAAGATTGTAAGTTAAATGAATAAACTTAAAAAAATATGGAGAGATAGAGAGGTCTATGCCTTACTGTACAGAGAGTACATTATTGGTTTTGTTATAGGCTTTGTATTAGCTGCCATAATAATTTAAACTATGGGTATAAAAGTTGTTGATATTAAAAGCAGAATAATTAGCAGTGCCTCTGCTGTAAAGAGAGGAAAGGTTGACAAAGATAAGATTAAAGAATTAGAAAGTAAAATAGAAGATTTAAAAAACGAGATTGCTAATATTAAAGAAGTTATTTCTCGATCTTCTTCGGGTTGGGAGTGACGTCTATAATCTGTGAGTAATCTTCTAAAATTTTTTTCATTTTGTCTTCTAACTCTTGTTCTGATAGGTCCTCTAGTTTCCCTGTTTTTATTATTTTTCTGTCTATGTATAGTCCTGCTGCCTTACCACGATTGGTCTCAGCGTTCACGGCTGCACTCCAAGCACCCTTTTTCAAAGCACGCTCCCTAATCTTACCTAGTTCAGCTACGTGTTCATCGTAAGTTACTTCGTACTTTTTTAATTTTTCTTCCCTGAGGTTTCCTATGTACTGTACAACAAGCGGGTAAAGTTTTGGATTGGTTAGTGTAGAACCTTCTTGTCTAGCCTGATCTTTACTGTAGCCAGCAAGTATGGCTGCCTCTGTTTTTGTTACAGGTCCATCGGGTCCTCCAAAGACCAGATGCTCTGCAAACCTTTTTTGCATTTCTGTTAATCTTTTCGGTAGTCCCATTTCTTTTTTCCTACGCTGTAGCCTATAAGAAAGCTACAACTTATTACTGCTACAATTGCTAGTAAATGCCATATTAAAAATCCCATGTTGACAATTTAAGCCAACAATCCTATACTGTCAAGTATGATGACAAATAAAGATGTCGAGGAGTTTAATAAACAACTCGAAGAAATCAATAAAGACCCCAACTACAACGTTTATTCTAAAAGAGGCCCTAATGATTTAGAGCAGAGAATAGAGGACTTATTGAGAATAAATGTAGAGCATCACAACTTAAATGCAGAGCTTAGAAAAGATGTTAAAAAGTTAGAGCAAGAGGTGGAGTTCTATAAGATACAATGCAAACAGTTGAAGGAAGAACGAGGTAAGTAGTGTACGTAAGGCACCTACAAGAGTATCTAGATAAGTTCACAGAAGGTAATGCAGGCAGACGTGGCAACGCAGTCAGCGACGCTAAAATCTATATTATGACAAAGAAAGGTTATCTTGAAGAGATTAAACGTATTGAAGTTCACGAGAGCACAAACCCGTTGGACACTTCTTTACGTGTTGTGTTGAAGCCAAACAGAGAAGAAAAACTTATATTGCCACCAGGTTATATTAAAGATTATTAATGACATTGTTGGCTCGAAAACACCATGGGTCCAGAGGCAAAACTTTTTAAAAAATTTAAGAAAGCAACTCCTAAAATATTGTGGCATCGCATAGAAAATTTAGCCATTCCAGGTATGCCAGATGTGTTGGGATATACGGAAAACTTCTTCTATTTCACTGTGGAGTTTAAGACCACTAAAGCCAACAAGCTTAAGTTCTCACCACACCAAATTGCTTATCATGTGGCTCATCCATACAATAGTTTTATCTTGGCAGAGCACCTCGGTTCGGGGAGCTTGAAACTTTATGAGGGGTCCGTGATCCGTGAGCTTGTGACTTCGGGCTTGAGGCTTGAGGCTTGTGCCTCGGGGCTTGACGCTTGTTGCTTGAAGCTTGAGACTTTGGGCCAGCTTGAGGCTTGATACCGGAAAGATCTACATTAAAATTATGTGCAACGAAGCTACGCTTCATTTTGCAATCTCCTCATGTGGTAATCGGTCCTGGTTCCATGGACCATGAGGCCTCGCTGGTTTGTCTTCGTCCCAGACACCCTGTACTGCAATGTGACCTACGTTGTAGCCAGCAGCCTTCAGTGCTGTTCTCACCAGAAACTCCGGGTCCAGCTCGGGCTCGTCTTTTTTTCTCCATTCAAAGTTTACTTTTAATTTCATATTTTGTCCTTTCTGTTACTCCCATAGTATCCCAGATCCATGGTCCTGTCAACATGTTTGTGTTCATTTTGGGCCGCCCATAATGGACAGTAAGTCTATTGACGTATCCCACAATATCCTTTATACTTGGACGGTGGCTGGGGTTGGGGCAGGGAGTATAGGAAAAAACCCAAAATGGACACTCAACCATAGGTAGAATTTTGCCGCTTGTGGCTTGACGCTTGCGGCTCTTGCTTGACGCTTATTTTTCGATTTCTTCTGCTACGAAGTTTTTGCTATCGAGGTCAAAGAACCAATCATCGCTGCCTTCCTCTATGGCCTCCGCAACGCTTGACGCTTCTACCTCTGTTTCCCAATCAATGTAAACTCTGTATTTTTTAACAGACAT